GAAGTTAATTCAAACTGGTTAAGAAGAGCTGCAACACCTGAGTCTTCGACCAAGCCGTTGAAGGCTGTGCCGGAAGTACCGAGGCCTGAGAGTCTTGCACTGGATGTACCAGTGAAGGCTGTGTTCAAGTAGTTGTAACCGATTTCTTTACCGTCTGATGTTGCTTGAGCACCACCTGTGAAAGCAGCTGAGTTACCGTCACCTTGATTGGCGCCGGGTTGACCGAGAGCTGTACTTTCATACTTATAACGCATTGCGAATGCTAAGCCAACAGGCCCAGTCATAGGTTGTACACCCACGATCTCCTTTGTGATGAGCTCAGGGAATGTACGACGAATCATTGGGATGAGGACTTTTGGCAAACGTGCATCACCGGTTTCGTAGGTATCTGAGTTAGGTAAGGCACCGCCGAAACCAGAACCAGTTGTAACAAATACGCCGACAGATGCGGATGAGTTTGACTCGAAACACCATTTTTCTTGGTTCTCAAGAAGGATGGCTGTGTTCAAGCGTGTATGTTCGTTGTCAATTGCTGCAACTTTGTCTGAAGTGTAGTCCAATACTGGGGTCCACTTTTCGACTAAAGCTTCAGCTTTCGTTTTATTGATGTGTAGAAGTTCCATAGTTTTATAATTTCTCCTTTATTTAAAAGAATTTTTTCGACCTTAAATTGAGTATAAAAAGTGACCTTAGTGTCTAAGCTTTAACTTAGAACCGTCGAGCTTTTTCATCTCATTCAGATATCCGCCAACAGGAGATTGATTCTCAACTGGTGGTCTAGAAATTACTTCTTCTACAAGTGATTCTGTTTCAGGGCGGTCAACGGCCTCAACGATCCGTCTTGTGACCTTTTCCTTAGCATCCTCAACTTGTTCGGAAGTATCTTTCTCGAACATCTCAACTACGTACTGATAGTTCTCTTGAATGTACTCGGGCGACTTGCCTCTGAGTAACTTACTGACATATGCCTTTGTACTCTCAGGCATATCTTTTGTCTTCTCTTCAAGCAAAATTTTGGCTTCAGCATTATTTAACTTTGAGTTAAGTGATGTGTTAGCCTCTAGTGCTTCATTTAATTCCTTCTTCAAGGAATCAATTGTTGTTTTACCATCAATGAGAGCATCTTTGATCTCACCGTTAATAAATTCTTCGTTAATACCAACAAGTTTACGAATTTCGTCTAGAACTTTGCGTGAGCGAATGTTCTCAACAGCTTCATTAACTTGTGATGTTGGTACTACTTTTTCAAGATACAGATCCATGTAATTTGAAATCTCATCTACGAGACGAGTTCTGAAGGATTCTGCTTCTTCTGTTAAAGATGTTTCATACTTACCAACTACAGCTTCAAGCTTTGCTGTGTGATCTTCATCGATCTTTGTAAGTACGGCTTTGAGCTTTTGAGCATGATCAAAATCAATTGTCTCAACAAGCTTCTGAAGTTTTGATGTGTGATCTGAATCAATGGACTCAATTAAGGATTCAAGCTTAGCAGCATGATCTTCATCAATTTTTGATGTAGCAGCTTCTACTGCGAGTTCTGCTCTTTGATCGGCTTTTTCATTTACTGCTGTTTCGAAAGCTTCGTGTACTGCGGTTAAAGTCTCTTCAGTGATGAGATCTTTGAACTGTTCTTTGAGAATTGATTTGAAGTCCATATTAGTTGTGTATATTTATTTATTCTAAAAAGGTTAATTTTCTTCCTGATTTACGTAATTACGAATTTTATTTTTTAATTTTGTTTCTACAGCAGCCTCTAAAGCTTGTTGTGCTTCTGAGTAATCCTTATTGGCTAGTTTACCAATAAGGTTAGTAATCGTTTTTTGTTCTTCTGTTGTCATATATTAACCTAATTTAATCTTATTAATGAAACCGATCAAGGCCTCTCTTAAAAATGAATCTGTGCCGTGTCTAGGCATGTTAGAAAGTTTTTCAGCGAGTTGTGCTTTTGCTTTTGCTGAGCACTCAATAATTGAACCATCAGGACGAATCATATACTCTCTTGATTCCATTACTGACTCAAGCATAGCATTCTGTACTGAAGGTTGATGCACAACGTCAAGACAGATTAAGTGAAAGTTTGAAACGTGTTTTGTATCTCCCGTCTCATTAATATTGCCCAAGGCGCGAGAAGAGATACCCATTTTAATTCCGTCTGTAATTAAAGACTTAAGAAGCTGGCCCATTGGTGTATTGAGTACTTGAGACTTACCCATAAAGTAGTTACCGTTTTGTTTTAACTCCGTAACAAGGTGACAGGCATTAACAGGGTTAACTTCTGTTGATTGTGGGTGATTCATTTCACCGATAGCTCTACGAGACTTAACCATTTCATCAGTGTAGCGATTAACTTCTGTAACCATCTCATCTAGTTTATAGATACGACCGTTTTGATTTTTTTGCTCGGCCATTAAGAAAGGACCGGTGATGTAGAGTTTTTGTTCTCCTTGACGGTTTTTTTCTTCGATCATGAAATCGAGCCCGTCATGAATATCTTCGACTAAAAATTTAAGTCCCATAGGTTTCTATTATTTAATCTACTATGTACTAATTTCTCAAGTTAAAATAGTATAAATATTGCTAATATGTTTACAGCTCTATTAGCATTCACAGCCTTACTGGTAGCAGGAAGTGCAGCTTATTTTTCAGTCCTTGGTATTGCAACTTTATTCTCTGGGCACTTCTGGTCGGTCATTATTATGGCTGGGTCCTTAGAGTTAGGTAAATTAGTAGCTACCTCTTTCTTATATCGTTATTGGAACAAGGTGGTTTGGTTTTTAAAGGTATATATGATAATGGCTGTATTGGTTCTCATGGGTATTACCTCCCTAGGTATCTATGGTTATCTGTCATCGGGTTACCAGGTTAATGCCGGTAAGACTGAGCTCATTGATAATAAGGCCTCTCTTATTGTACAGCAAAAAGATAACATCACAAAAGAGGTTGAACAGATTAACTCTCGTATTAATACTCTTAATGATGCTCGTAAGTCTCAAGAAACTCGTTTACCTCAAATGTCTCGTCTAGCAGCTAGACCTGTTTATGAGGATATGGCAAGATCAGCTGAAGAAATCAAAGGCTTAACAGCCCGGGTACAAGAGCTTCAAACTACAGCATTTGAGAAAGATAACGAACTTATTATTTTAAACTCTGAAGGTAATGAAGTGCATGATATTGGCACCTTTAAGTTTGTAGCGGAATCTGTTGGCCTACCTCTTGATACTGTTGTAAAGCTTTTTATCTTGATTATTGTTTTAGTATTTGATCCCTTAGCGGTGTCCCTGGTATTAGCATATAACATTGCTAGAGGTGGTTCAATATTAAAAGAAACTAAACAGCTTTTAGTTGATCAACCTATCCCGGCTCGGACAAAAACTATTATAACAGAAGAGATAACAGAAGAGGTTATACCTGGTTCTGAAAAGACAAGAAAGTATTCTTCAAAGGCCTAAGTGTTTCTCGGTAAGCACAACAAACTCTGACCCCTTTTTAGTTGCAAACTGAGTTGCCGCCTCCCACTTAGCTCTGTTTTTAACATACTCAGCTTGGCGTCTAAGAAGAGATTTTGTATTCCTAGTGGGTATAGGTGGCACAGTCTGTACAGAGGGCTTTATTTCAACAAGGTATTTTTTAATTTCGCCATTTTTATTTCTTAAAGTTATATTAAAATCAACAAAGTAACGAGACACTCTTTGGGTAAGAGGGTTTTGATAAGGTACAATAATTGATTCAGATCCCCAGGAGGTAACAGCTGGGTTATGATCAGCCCACCTCATGAACTTAATTTCATATGATGATCGATACAATATAGGTAGAGTACCTTTATACTTGTCTTTATTAACAGGGTTGAATATACCTTGTTTGAACTTAGATGTTCTTTTACGATTCATTCACCAATTCTTGCAAGAAAAGTATTTTGCTGTGCCCGGCTTAGCAGTTGAGCATTTGTGACGAGCTCTAAAAGATTTACGTTTTTTGGGATTAGACTTTTTAATTCTTAAATTAGGGTCCCCGTAATGCACTCTTTTAAGCTTACCATCCACCCTAGCACATCTCATATATTTTTTATCTGAGCGACTTGAAGACATTTGCTTTGTAACCTTGGTGCATCTGCCACCTTTGGCTTCTGTTAATATTTCTAATACTGTGTTGTTAAAGTTCATAAAAGTAATTATCCAATAAAGAACATAGCCCCGGTCACATCTTCATAGGTGTTCTTTAATTCCTGTTCTAAAGCGTCTCTTTCTTGAATGCCTTGTGACATAAAGTCTGAGTAGTTAACAGATCCTCCACCAAAGAGGTTTGTGCCTGAAAATTTACCTCTTACGTTACCTACAACAATTTTACACAAAGCTAAAGAGTATCTATAGATCCATCTTTCATTAATAAGATCTTTAATTGGTCTTTCAATATAACAACCAACAACACCTAGGTATGTTTGTTCAGGTATAGGTTCGGGGATAATTCTTAGGTTTTGATTCTTAGGATCAAATCTATAATGCGGGGTCATGGCCAGTACCTTATTGCGTGTATCAATAAAACCTTTAAGTACTTCCCAGGTTGTAAGGTCGAAGCCAAAGTTACCAACCATATAAGAGGAATAGATTTGTTGGGCCATGGCCTGCTCTAGCGTAAAGAGTGTATTAATACCTGTAGTTTCACCGTAAGTAAAAGAAAAACAATCAAGTACTCTTCTATAAGAGTTTAAATCGTAATCATATCCAGCTGATAAGCCTACAGTTTGAGACTTATACATCTCTGGGGTCTGATTAATGAGAGTTGCAACATTTAATCCTACACCTCTTGTATATTTGGTAGAATCAAATATCAAAAATTCTTCTGTATACCCTGCATACTTGGTAAAAAATTCCATAGCTTGGGCAATGTTGTCATAGATTTGTTCATTAGCTATTTCAACGTTAACTAAGGGCTCTCCCATTTGTCTACGAATTCTTTGGGCTAGTGCATCATAACTCGTAATGATTGAGTTAAAATTGGTTGACCCAGAGGTATAACGAGGAAGTACGTTCATATTAGTTATTTAATTATAATTCTTTTAATCCGCCGTAGTAGCCATAAATTTCAGATCTATCTGTAGCATTTTCATCTATAATACATTCAGCAGTTTTATCATTTGATTGCGGGTAGGGCTGTACCAATTCTTCTGGGTTAACTCCTCCAGCCTCTCTTCCATATTCTTCATCATCATTGAACTGAATATTGAGAGGTTCTTTTGGTGCACCAGGTTCGGATGAGTACTCCCAGCGCTTACACTTTATTACCCACACATAATGACCCATCAGTTGGTTAGCATTAAATTGTAAATTTTGATCATCTCTTTCAGTTATCTCATATACTGGAGCCCCTCTACCCCCAGGTCTATCTCCAAACCCTCCATATTCAGCCATTTCAATTAAGTCTCCTGCTTTTGGCTCTCTGTAAGTACCAAACACCTCTTGAAAAGATGATAGATGTAAAATACACGTCATATCACAATCAGCCATTATGCCAAATTTAGATAACATAATGGCATCATTTGTAATATCAGTTAACATTACAACAGGACCAGCTGATAAAAACGGTGTTGTTGGGTCTTCCCCGTATAGATAAAAATGAGAAGAAAGAGTGTAACCGTGAGTGTAATAAGTTACTTCAGTACCGTAATGCTCTATCTGTTCCTTCCAGTAACCAAATATTAACGTCCGTTCGTTTTCATTAACTACTTTATTTAAATAACGAACTTTTTCCATTTTAAATAGTTGCTAGTTTTTTAAAGCCCTTCTTTAAGGGATGTTTACGATTTTTTTTATATGCAGGATCTCTTGCAATGTCTTTTAAATCTATTTTTGCTTCACCGAGAAATCTTGGCTTCTTAACCCACTTATCAGTATAAGGGTGGTAGATGGCTGGGTATCTTTCTTGATCTAAATCTCTAATTGTAGGTAAGTAATAAATAGGGTGTAAAGAGCTAGTAGCTAATCTTCCATTTATTTGCTTAATAGTTTGAAGTACTCTCTCCTTAATCATGTCATCCAGATTTGTTTTATCAATTAGTACTAATATGTTAATAGCACATCTTTTAGACGATTCCTCCTCAAGCACGGGTCCAACTATAAAGTATTCCCACACCCTCTTTCTACCGCCTCCATGTTCTGCAGAATTTATTATTTCAATATCTTTTAGTATTTGAGATTTAACAGCAGGTTGTAAAACAGGGTCTCCACCATCTGGAGAAAAGTACCAAATTCGAGGATCAAGAGAATTTGGAGCTACTGGGTGGGTATGATATTTGAGATAAGCTTTTTCAAATTCTTCTTCAAATAATTTCTTCATATATTGTATTTAAGCTTTTCTCTATAAACAGAAACGGCCCCTTGCGGGGCCGTCTATTAATTCTGTAAATGATTATTATTTAAAGAAATCGCCTCTTTTAACAGTCGACTTAACTTCAGACTTGCCCTTTGGATTTTGATATGATTTATCATGTCCCTTGGCTGGCTTTAACTTAGGATCTGAATCAACATCTCCACCGTGTACCTTACCGCCGTGAACTTTTGGATGTCCACCAACTTTGTTACTCTTGTGTTGGAGTACCTTGCTCTTATCGCCAAGAGGTTTTAATTCTGTTGCTTCTTTAACTGGCTCTTCTTCCATTTCGAGATCTTCAACGTCATCGGCTTCTTCATCTCCGAATTCTGCCTCTTCTTCTGACTCTTCTTCTCCGCCAGTTTCTTCAGAAATTTTATCAAGGATAGTCTGAAGATGGTCCATTACTGACTTAAGATCAGAAACGAGATCTGTTACTTCGTCTTTTTCACCTTCGAGCTCATCCATCATTTCGTCATCTGAGGTAGGTACTTCAACTTCCATTTCCATGCCCATTTCTTCTTCACCTGGAAGCTGCTCATTAATTGTTGCTTTGAAAAGCTTTTCAAAAGAGCCTTCAAATGATTTTGTTGGTTTTTCCATAGAATCTTTTAAAACTTTAGGTTCGTGCACTTTAGTACCATGCATCTCTTCTGGGTCTTCTAAATCCTTCTTGACCTTTTCAGCGCCGCCTGCTACAAGTCCTACTTTGCCACCTTTAGCAATTTCTTGATGGCCGGCAGGGACTACTACGTTTGATGCTTTACTTGATTCTTCGTTAAGAAGAACTTGAGTTGAGTAAATTTCTTCGAGAGGATTTTTCTTCATATGGTGTATATTTATATTTATTCTAAAGTGATTGTTTTTTTAAGGGACTATTAGGGCTGAAAGAGATAAAAAGGAAGTACTTAATGAAGTATAATTAGTTCCAGGGGCTCCAACAGCTGTAAGAATACTAATTAAAGTATTAAAATTACTATTAACGGTTTGACATGAAGTATCTAAAGCATTAAAATTATTATTAATAGTAACTAGGGAATCTCCTATGTACTCATTGTCATATATTTGTGTTGTGAATTCTCTGGCCATAATTTTTTATATTACTATTTGTACTAAGCTTGGTACGGTGGTAACGGCAGGGGAAGCATCCACACCTAATTGACCTGACGCTACTTCATCCCAGCCCCAACCTAAAACTTTTCCGGTATTTAATAAAGCTAAGAAGTTTGCCTTATTGGTAACGTCGTTATTTGTACTTCTAATTTGAATAGGGTAACCTAAACCAGGGTTAAATGCAACCCTTTGAAATGTTGAATTAGTAGCAGTTGTCGTACCAATACCTATTAAGCCGGAACCGCCATAACCTGCGGCCCATAATCTATTTGCTGTATCAAGTACTAGGGTAGTCTTTTGAGTGCCGTTACCAGCTACAACAATTTGACTCACCTTTACCCCGGGGGTGCTTAACCATGGCCATGCTGTGTTTTCAGATACTGCTACTGCTGTTGCTGTTGTACCTAGGCCTAACTGCCCGTAAGTATTATTACCCCAGCATTTAACTTTATAGCCTGAAACGCCATCTCGTACTAGTGCCCAGCATGTGATCGCATTTGCATCAATGTGTACTGCTACATCTTCTACAAAATCTGAATCTGTAAACCCATTAACTCTTTCAAACTGTACTGAATTAGCAGCATTTGTTGTACCAGTAACAGCCCCATTAGTACCACGACCTGTAGCATATAGAGTACCATCTTTAAGAGTTACAAAGGTTGTTATTTGATCAGCTGTGCCTCCAACCCTGACATTGTTAACCCGATAACCGAATGGTAGCCCAGTTATTAATCTAAAAGAATCTATATTAGGTATTCCAAGATCTCCGATACCGGCTTGACCGTCTTGGTTTCTACCAACTACATAAAGTTTATCTTGAGTATCGACAACGAAGGTTGTTGTTGCATTATTATTACCAGCTGAAGTTATTAAGCGCCCTGTCCCTGTAAATGATACAGATTGAAGTGGAGACGCTATAGGGTTAGTTGTTCGTGGTATACCGGCCTGATCTCGACCATTAGCACCCCATACAAAAACTCTACCATCCTCTGTTAGGGCAAAAATTGTTAGTAAAGCAGTAACAGCTCCTGTTCCTGTAGCTAATTGTACTATTTTATTACCTGATAGTTTAGCAGCAGCGTAACCAGCTACAGGGTTAGTAACAGCGTTAATCGGTATTGTGTTTTCTCTGATTGCATTAACAAAAGTAAAGATAGGGGTAGGTGTTGTTGAGGTTGTACCTATACCCAATTGTCCTGATGAGTTTGTTCCTGCTGAATAAACCCGACCGAAAGATGTAATAAGGTAAGTGCAATTATGCTGAGAGTAAACTTTTGATATACCCTCTCCTAACTCTAAGGGTGGGGTAAAGCCAGCAACACGAGGGGTAAAGACTTTTTTATCAGCAAGACCTATACCTAGCTCTCCGCGCTGATTAAGCCCTACAACTCTTAAAGAACCATCATTAAGAATAAAAAAGTTATCTCTACCACCACCTGAGTTTGTACCCTGCTCTTCAAGTCCTGAAACTTTTACTAATTCAACACCGGGTATATTAACCTGTGCACGATTTCCTTGAACAATTGTATTTACCCCGGCACCTATAAAATTAACAGTACCAATATTAATACCAATCGGGTTACCTTCATCCTCTATAGCTACTCCAGTTTCATTGACACTAATATCACAAATAGCATTTTTTAAAGTATCAAAATTACTATTAATTGTAATTAGAGAATTACCTATACACTCGGAACTAGGAATTGTTGTAATTTCAGGACAGGCCATATTATCTATAGTTTATTTATACTTAAAATCGTTAAGAGCAATTGGGATCAAAATAACTTAGTAAACTTTCAAAGTTACTCCATAGATACTCAATGCTTCTATTAACTACTGCAGAGGTTACAATTTCATTTTGACCAATAACAATTTGTTCCTTAGAATAGGTTGGAGGTTTATAACCTTTGCAGCTTGTTTCATTGAAATATAACGAACCTCTGAATAATTCTATATTGTCCCACAATCTTTGGAAGGACTTATTATATACCCAGTTTTGAACATATTCATCTTTATGAATGAGTAGATTACTTAAAGGCCAGTATGATACTGGTAACGGTCCTTTAATACTTTCAAGTTCCATTAGATCAATATATTTTAAAATTTTATCTCCTGAAACTACAAGAGTGTTTCTATATTCATCTTGATAAACATCTTGTATATTTGTAGCACAGGTCTTGTTGTCAATTAAACGACCTGCATAAACACCGTTTCTAAAATACCTTGCAACTGTATTATTAAAAACAATATAAATTATCTCTTTATTGTAATTAGAGTTTATCTTTATAGGTTGAGCTTCTTTGCTTACTGTATCTGTAAATAAATATTCAAATATGAATGTACCTTGCTGATTATATACTCTAACCCCGGTTTGAGTTAAACAGTGAAGGTTATTTTCAGAATCTGTAGTTACACTAATTGGTGGTGTTGTGCGAAGGCTTGAATCAATTATTGTTATAAGCCAAGTACCGGTATTAGAATAACCCTTCACACATTTATTACCTGTATCTGCAATCCATACATTATCAAAATTATCAATACAGATATCATTAGGTTTAGAGAATCCTTGAGTAGATTTTGAAGTGCCAAACCCACCCCATGAAAGGAATAGATCAAACGGTACTGGATCAGTTAGGTTAATATTATAAGATGCTACTCGGTTTAGAGTGCCATCTAAAACAAATAGTTTGTTTTGACTATCAAGAGCAATTCCTCGTATATCTCTAAACGCAAACAAGTCATCAAGCAATAATCTTGAGGCTACGAACGTACCTGAGTAGTCAGAAGACAATACTTTAACTTCATTAGTAAGGGCAGCATACAGAATATTATTCTTACTAACTATATCTTTATAGGTGCAACTGGAATTAATCGTGCAGTTAACGATTGGGTCATAATATGTATTAATTTTTTCTATATTGACATTCCATACTCCCTCTTCACAGGCTGAACCAATTAAAATACTTCCATCTTGAGTTATACATGGCTCAAAGACCCATTTTTTATTATAAGATCTATTACTCTTAGTGCTGCTCCAAGTTACTGCAGTTCTTGAGTTAGCGGAAGTTCTAGCTGACCATTTCCATGATATACAATACTTGCCTATCTTTTCAGGATTCTGCTCTTGTGGGGTACAAATATAATCATTCCAAGAACAGCAGCTTGAGAGTCTACCAGTTGTAGTTATTGAAGGAAACTCCGGTGTTACATTTTGTACATCTTCCCAAGTTACTGTATTAGGGTTATCTGTTACAAGACAGTCTAAACTATCCCAAGTATAAATCGGGCAAGTTGTATCTAATACGGGTGGTATGCCTAGCCATCCAAAAAATTCAGCAGGTCTGGTCTCATATCCGCGACCTCTTGTTTCTAGATATTCTAAATTTTCATAGAACTTAGCAAATACAGAATTTATATTATCCTCGTTTACCCACTCATTAGGAGCAACTTTTGGTACCTCTGGCCATGGTAACTGTAAAGGTGTTTCTGGTGTACGATAGTTTTCTGTATCTATAGTATCATATTCAGCAACAACTTTGATAATATTAGTAAAGGTAGAACTTACTTCAGCCGGTACAGCACTCGTATAGTAAACAGTGCTAGTAATCGTCTTATAACCTATATCGGTGTAGGTTGCAGTTATGTTACTGTATAGAGTTGATCCACTTAAAGTTATTACTTCATTCTTATCATCTAAATTAACTTCAATTCGATCAACAGCATTAAATCCTACTGATATATTTTGAAATTGAACTTGAGTGCCTGTTAGTACATATCTGTTTGAGGTATATACTTTAAAATCACCTCGAGAGTAAATTGAGCAGTTTTTACTATCTGAAAAGACATACTGCTTAGTTTGCCAATCGAAAGGTTCAGCAGATATAACGGTACTAACAATTTGACTTCCTTGAAGATATATTGGTGTATTATTATTAATACTAGCTGTATAAGGGTTTAAGCCATCTTTAGAGTATTGTAATTCATAAACATAATCTATATCATTAGATGATATTTGAGTTTCAACTGACCACGAAGGAGTTGAGAGAGACCAGGTTAATGGTCCGCCAGTACTTCTATTAGGTGTTCTTTCTGCAGAAAGATTAGTAGAGGCCTCGGCGCGCCATTTTTTAGGGTAAGGCCCTGATAGAGCAGAAGTTAAGGTATTAAGAGTTACACCAAAGGGTGCTGTGGTTATTGATGTAACTAAACACTGAGTTGTATACCAGGAGGAAGGCTTACCTGTTAGTGTAGAAGTTATATCAACAAAATTTGCAGTTGTACCAAAACGGGGTGTAGTTATAGGTGCTGAGAGATGAACAAAGGTAGACCACCTATAAATTAAATCATATAAACCATAACAAAAGTCTAAAGTACTAGCTGTATCTCCGGATAAAGATACCCTTAAAAAGGCTGCATAACTTTTAAGGGAGTCATCAGTTGGTAGAAAGTCGGGACACTGAGTGAACCCGGAACTAAAAGAAGATGTAGGAGGCACATAACTTACGATCTGTATACCGTTTCGGTATTTAGTATTACGACTAGCTAGATCTTCTGTATTATAATAGAACGGATAAGGCAATTCTTCACCAGTACTATCATCATAATAGTAAAATGGACCTGAAGATAAAATAGTTCCATCTGAAACTACTAACTGTATAGGTATCTTGGGGTAAAAATTAAGTTCAGTTGGAATAGATACATCGTAGTAGCCTGAACTTATAATAGATGAAGCTTGATAAAACCCTAAATCTGTAGAACCAATAGTCCAATAATATGCTGATGCTCCAGTTCCATTGGCAGAAAGATTAATAGTTTCAGTATGACCTTCTCCGTAAAAGCAGGGGCCGGGGGTGAGGGTATAGCTAGAACTATTAGCAAGAATAGGACCAACTTTAGAGCCAGAGCTGTTAAAATAATTTTTTGCGAATGCTATAAAGTCTGCTGATAAAAGAGTATTAACAAAAATAGCTGAAATGCTATTTGAGTAAGTATGAGGGGTATACCATTTTCGTCCTACTGTTTCACCTAAAGAATCAAACGTCGAACTAGCCGAGACTACAACCTGATAGCTACTAACTCTTGGTATACTTGTATCAAAACTACATAAAGTTGTAAAAATTGTAGATGCAGTTATTGGTAGATATAAAGTAGGGGTTGTTTGATTATTGAGATAAATGGAAGCTGTATTATAATAAAGAGCTCTGGGTACAGATAAGGTACAGATATACGGAGTTGTAGTTCCAGTTTGTAAGTAATTTAATTGGGCACCCCAAACGTATACTGTATCATTAGAAGTAGCATCTGAAGAGATGGAATTTGTATCAGTCGTTACCCCGAGATAGAGTTTATCTGTTTCTGTAGATGTTAAAGTAAAAGTTGCGCAACATCTTGACCAACCTCTAGCTCCTTCTAGGGTAAAATTACTCTGTCTATAATCTCCCTTTGAGTTTAGAGATATTACATTATTAGCAGCTCTTCCCTTATACGAGGTAAAGCTACCACCTGGAATTAAAACATCTCCTTCTTTTGTTATACCAGAAGATAAAAATATGGTATTTACAGTATTGTTAAATCCTAATTGGGTATTAAAAGTAGAATCTATATTATTTCTAGTAGTATCAAGTCGATATAAACGATAATAGGGAGCGCCTGCAACATCGGTAAAGTCTCCTCCAACATATAAGCCCGTATTACTTGAGTTTAAAATTAAGCTTCTAACACCTATATCCCCAACAGTATAAGGAGATATAACTGCGCCATTACTAGCTAGTTTAATTAAATTTTTAGTAGAGGTACTATTATAATAACTAAACACTCCACCGATGTATATATTGCCCGCCGAGTCTACTTGTATAGAGAATATAGAACCATACTTTTTGACACCGCCTTCAATAAAACTATAAACGCCAGGCCTTAACCCTAAGGTTGTATCCCTAGCTCCCGTTGAAGATGTTCGAGCTATATTTTTTGTATTTGTCCTACCAGCCCAGTTTCTAAACGAGCCGCCTATTAAAATAGTGCCTGCTGGTTCAAACTCTATAGCTCTAACAACACCAACAAACCCTCCATCATCAGTGGAGGCTCCTGTTCCCACATTAAAAATAGCATTATCAACTAATGCACCATTAGGGTTAATTACAGCAAGTCCGTTACGAGTGGCGCTATCATAGGTAGTAAAACTACCACCTACAAAAATAATATTACGAGTAGTATCTGGTTTAATTATTTCAACAGGTGAGCTGCCGAAGTAAGTGTTTGTACTTCCAGTAAATCTGCTCGATGATGCAAGATCTCCAGTGCCTGTTAAACATACTATATTTGTAACCGCTGTACCTCTGTATGATGTAAAGTTTCCACCTACATATAGACTATTACCTGAAACTGCTATTGTTTTAACTGCACAAAAATCTCTACCAAAAACTACAGGTCCTGAAAAACCGGAAAGTGTTAAACCGGATGTTAGGGGCCCGTTACCGTTTAAGTCTACAGCACATGCACGACCTACATTTACACCATTACAAGTAGTAAAACTACCACCTAAAAAGAATCTGTTTCCTGATAGTACTATAGTATTGAGTGCACCATTTAAGCTTACATTAAAGAGAGGGGTGGACCCAGGTACCGGTGGTGGTTCGTAGGTTTCTATAGATACTGAATCCCAAGACCCGTTGTTATAGGCTATTCCGTCCTGTATGTCAAAAACTGCAGAACCTTTATTAAAACCATCAAAATATAAATACCCGCCGCCTGAGGGATAAGCAAAGACTGAGTAGGTATAGGTTTGAGGGAGTAGTTGTACTGCATCTCGAGCTATAAAATGATCTTTGTTAGAAACAGATTCAACTTCAAAAGTAATAGTGGAATCGTCAACACTTATGCCTAAGGTTTCTCGACTAATTGTTATACTGTCTTGAGGTTGAAAGTATAGCCCGCCATTCGTTGTCGAGAGGGTTGACACTGTACTATTGCTAACTGTGATAGTAAAAATTGCGCTTACACCGCCACCTGTTGTTGTATATCCAGACTGAGGTACTACATAGGTTTGATTAGTGTGTAAAAAGTAATTTGGTAAACCAGCAGTTGTAACATTTGTAATAGTACTAATGGTATTAAAGGGAGTACCTGAACTGGGTATTAAAAATGTGCCTCCAGTTTTATTATCAGGGGTTACTATTTGATTAGGTAAGCTTGCTGATAATGATGAACCTGTTGACCAGACGTTAGTATTTGAAAATTGTTCACTGCCAGTTAAAAGGTTGGTAAGGTTAAGAAAAGAATCATCAAAAACTACAGATAGCCGTGCGTTATAGGTACCTGTTGCTTGACGATAAAAAATATTACTATTATCAGTATTTTGGTAATTTATATACAGGATAGGTGGAGGTATATTAGGAAAGAGATCATAAACTGCAGTAAGAGCGGTAGTACTACCTATATTTTCTTCGATATCCTCAACTCCTGTTAATAATGTAACCCTGAGTATTGTACTCTGAGAAGGATCGGCATTAATTACGCTTTTATAATCGTATGTATCAGTAGTTATACTAAAGATAATAGAACTTAAGCTAGTAACAGCCCCTAAGGTTTCTGCTATATAAGGGGTTCCTGATGGTAGACGAGCTGTAACAAAAGAGGTATCAAAACTCCATTTAATGGTTTCATCGTTATCGGGTATACCTGGACCGACAACAATAGCAGATAGAGACCTTACTGCAGGTTCATTATCATACCTAACTGCACTTAATGTTATATTACCAAACCCCATTATAGATTATTTAAACGGTTAGTTCGAGTTTTTAAACCCATTCCACAGAAATTAATTCTGAATAAGCAGGTTTAGTGCGTTCAACGGCAGCTTTAACAGAAGCTTCGATCGTTGCGCGGGTGTTTTCATCAGTTATACTAAGTCCGGAAAGCTTAATCTTAAAGAAAGTACTTTTTGATCCGGGTGCTTTGTGTTTAAAGAATCGCTCGATTCCTTCAATGTATTGAATTTGAGAAGTGGGTATACTCCATATTAGATCCTCTCCTTCAAAATAGCCTTTAACAAACATATTTAAAAAGGAAGGTTTTATTGCATAATCATAAATTCTAATATTATCTATATACCCATTGAATATAAGGGCTTGAGAGTTTAACTCAGTATTTAAATTTGTAAATTTACCAGTAGGTGTGCCTATGTACAAGTCGTTTTTTCGAAGATAACTAACGGAGTAATTACCTGGGAGTAATATTTGATCTCTTAGTCGGGTATCAACATATAAAGATAATGTACGATTTTTAAAGGTGCCTGTAATAAGGTGCCAGGTTTCATCAGTTAGATATTGTACTGGGACTGATAGAGTAAAGGTTTTAAGAGGAGTTCCTCGTAAAGGCTTTTGAGCTATAATTTTAAACTGTAGCTGTGGGTTATTGTTGTATAGAACTTTATTAAAAATTCTCTTCCATTCATAACCTGTAAAGTCACCTCTACCATTAAACTTCATAAAGTTTTTATCTTCTTTTTCCGGTGGTGTTAATACTATATTAGTGCTGTCAGGTATAAAAGAGGATCGAGCTATATCTCCATCTAAAGTTACCTGATAAAGAGTTTTTTCATTACTTCTATATACTAAGCTATACCATTGCTGTTTATTATTGGCTCTATCATATGTGTAGATAAAGCTTACATTGTTTACATCAGGCTGTCTAATACCTAGTTCAAAACTAGTTATAGCAGAAAGAGTGGTTGTATTAATCTTTGTAACGTTGTTATTGCCATAAAATACCCAAACGTTACTTTCAGGGTCTATAGTTATATTTGAGCAATTAGTAAAGTTAGTCTGTTGTACTCCATTTACAAATAAATCTCCAGAACTATCTACTACCCACTTCTTACCCCCGTTGTCGTATTTGGTATCTATACATGGTGGCTCTCTTAAAATGTTACCTGATAGATCATAGGTAAGTATACCACCGAATCCAATACTAGTACTTGTAAGGGATAGATTAACTGAACCACTCGCTGAAAATATTGAGTTATTGACTGACAGGATTTCTTTTAAAGTGTATAAACTTCCACCACCAGGTATAAAGATGTTAGATATAGTACTTAAGCTATTAACCTGTACCTCAAAAACTGCTCCTACCCCTCGACCTGATGTTGATAACCCGGTTACAGTTGTTGTATAGGTACCCGGGACTATATTTACACCAGTATTGTAGCTGTAATTTATTTTAGTTATAGCACCATTTGTTTGGTCTACATAAGGGATAGAACTTACCCCAACAAAAGTTAAATTATTATCAAAGTAATAAAATGCTTCAGTAGTCTGTAAATAACAACCATCAAATTGATCTATAATAAACTGTTTTGGTTCTCCAGAGATAATATATGGTTCACCGCTACTTAAACGAGGTACTGCTAAAACATCACCTAGGTGGTTAAATTTATAAATGCCTATAGGGTTACTTTTATCTAAAACTAAAACCTCATTATCGCTATTCATACTAACCTGTATAGGTGAACTTGAACCGCTTAACTCTGGAGATATAAAGCTAATAACAGATTGAGTACTTTTATCTGAATAATTTAGCCCCTCTTGATTATAATAGTATAAATGACCGTAGAACGTTTCAGGTATAGCAAAAAATGGGTAATACTTTAAATTATTATAAGAAATGCCGTAACCGCCATAGTTTAAGTTACCTACTAATTGTGTCGCTGGGGCAGTGCTCCAGTTTTTATTTTGTACCCATAAGTTTATAGTAAATTCATTTGGTAAATTATAATTGTCTGAATAAGAGACTTTTGCATCTAAGAAATCGTTATTATCAAAATTAAGAGCATTTCGATCAACAACACCAGGTTCGTTTGTATTTAAAACAAAACTATTTTTAAAATTTGTGATACGAAAATTATTATTATAAATTGTGTTATCTATTCCTGAAGCTGACCAGGTTTGTACATTAAGACGCAAATTTGTTGAGAGAGGGCCTGAAAAGGTATTAATAATATTTTCAGCTGTTTTTTCACCGTTATGAAAATACTGATAAAGAACCCCTGATTCAAGGCGGATAGAAGAAGGTATATCTATAAAAACTGGGTCATTGTCAACATATGTTTCATAAGTTAATTCTCCAAGCAGAGCATAATTGTATGTTACTTTACCAGGATTATAAAAACGATCAAACCAACGAGGTGTTTCTCCAGATAAACTATATAACCAGCTACACAGCCACGTACCATTAGGTATATCTGTGGTTGTGCCCCAAGGGGTGGTATTGCCGTAATTACCTTGTTTTTTAAAAATTCTATCAGCCATTGCGGGTATTGGACCCGGGATAGCGCCATCCCCTACTATTTGTCCAGAAGAGAGATTCTGAGTTGTAGCATAAAGAGGTACATGAAAAAAAGTTGTACTATCTTTTTTAAATTCTATATCTATTGTTGAAGCCTCATAACCTAAACAAATCTTATCGTTACCATCTAATTGATTAGTACCGGTAAAGATTCTATAATAATTTCTTTGATTAAAGTTTGGCATATTAGTTTGTTGTTATGATTTGTTCATCATAGCTATTATCTATTTGAGGTGGAGAACTTGTAGGTGTTAGACCGGTTTTTAAATTAGCTATATTAATAGAACCCACTTTATCTTTAATTGCAGGTAGTAGAGGGAAGTCGAATAAAAAGTTAATTTGAGTATCAAATGTCTTATTTAAAGAAACATCCTTGTTAAAAACTTGGGAAGGAAAATCTTGATAGTAAGTAATCCATTTATTATTAGGGAGAAAGTTGTAGTTTAAATCTTTATTAGTAACAGCAGATAGTAGATAGTTATTAACTATATCACTATTTAAAATAACCCCTGTCCCTCTCATTGTGCCGCAACTACAAAAAGTTAAATAACGGTAACCTACATTAGTATAAGTCTTTAGAGCAAAGCGGTTGTTGTAACTCTCGCAGTAGAAGTGCTGCCGGTACACTTCATCATTATCAGTAATTTTATCATTAACCCGGATAGTATAAGGATATGCAGCATCAGCCTGAAGGTATTTTCCACCAACAAGTATTTCTACCTTTAAGCTATCAACATCTATAGGGTTAAAGAAAAAGTTTGCTGCATCTGCGCTTGTAGTAGCAGTTTTTATTATTAACGCGTTAGCTTCATCATAGATAGCATAAAAGCTTCCTGATAAACCTGGAAAGGTTGGAGTCGATTGAATTTTTAAGGTGAAGGGAATCTCTCCAATTTTTTTAGTAATTTGTTTTTGAAATATAGAACTAAGATTAACAGCTGTAGTTAATACAAGACATGTATTACGATTTATAGTGAAATCCTGAAAGTTAATAAAGCTATCAACTAATTGTAAATTTAAACCTTCAGTATAACCTACTACTTTAGCTTTTAAATTTTCGTTATAGTTATATTGATAATTTAACCTAACTGGTTCTAAGTCTGCTAATGTTCTGTAAACAACTGTTGCCATTATAAATATTTAATAGCAGTTTTAGCATAACCCAGAAACTGTATAATAATCTGTGCCTAAATTACCAAAAGATAAGAGAGACTGTCCAAGTGAGTTTCTAATAGGGTTAGGGGGCGCTGTAGGTATTAATGTATATACTCTCTCTGTAGCACTTTGTGTTGCTACAAAGGTTAGATTTTTATCTATCTCAGCAGAGTAAAGGTTGCCGTAAGGAGTATTTCTACCTTTTAATATATGAAATTGAGCATCTGTAGTAGATAGTAGAACTGGGCCGATTGTTAAAGAGCAGGTATCTATACTGTTAGTAGAACTACTATATGCAGTGATAGAGGGATAAAATACAGGGTACGTATTACATTCTCGAGTATATGTATGTAATACATCATAATTTCTAGGGTCTTGTGAATCACTAGATAGTATATTTGTAAAAATAAGATTGCTATTTGGTTCATTATAATATCTAGAAACAAGTAATCTCTCTGAGCCATCACCGAAGTCCCAAAGAATTCTATCGACAGGGAAGCTGCCGGGTATAGTTGTTCTAGCTGTGAGGCGCACTAAAAATGGAGCGTAACCTGTTGTTGGTTGAGTAACGGAATAAAGGTTAGCTTTAGGTAATATTTCTTGTACTGTGCAGACGCTCAGAGTTTTAAAATCAGTTTGAGTTTTTGTTAGTAGTAGTTGAGTTTGAGGGTCGACCCATAAATATGTTTCAACTACGGTAAGTGTAGTTTCATAACTACCTGGCATTATATAAACATGAGAAATATCTGTACTACAGGTTAATGTATAAGTGTCATTATTAGAGTTATAATAGTCATTAAAGTCCCAAATATATTGAGCACTAACGCTTGTAAAATTATTTGTAGTGGTACTTAGTATAGTGTTATTTTTTATAAAAACTTTTGCTCCGGGTGCATTGCCAGTTATAATACCTCCCTGTGGTAAAAGTACAGTGCATAAAAGAGGGGATGCTATACTAAAGGGAGTTCCCCTATCCCAAGAATAGTTACTGGGAACAGAATGCCCGCTAATTACTGTAAAGTTTACTGTCATATTATGAAGATACTGTTATATTTAAAGAGTAATAGGTTGGTCCAACACTATTGGTAATTGCAAAGGGTATATAGAAATTCCCTGATGTTGTAGGTGTACCTGTAAATAGACCATTATCATTAACAGCTATCGTCCAAGGACTATTCGCACTGTCAGTTAAATAGAAAGAGGTTGGATTATTTGAAGCGCTTACTGTATAGTTAAAGGTAGTAGAGGTAGTAGCAGTAAGGGATAAAGAGTTAATTACTGATGGTGGTATTTTACTATTTTCATTAGTAGGTGCATATACCGTGATGCTTTTTAAAGTAGTATCCGGAATATTAATCATAATAAATTCTATAATATCAGTACCGTTAGCAACTATAGTTAATAGAAATTCATTTTTAGTTTTGTCGTAACTTAAAACAGGGGAATCAAAAGTTGTATATGTGTACAATATACTTCTAAGTAAGGTATTATCTTCATTATTAGGAAAGATTTTTTGAAAGTCTCTTGTAACTAGATCTAATTTATAAATTTCAGGGTATAAACCAAGACCACTAAGCTGGTAGCAGGTACTTATTATAACTACTTTTTCTTCTGGTAAAAACCAAGTGTCTCCAGGTTTTGCAAAACTAGGTGGCGGATTTATAATTAAACTATTTCCTATTTCTCTTATAAGATTTGCACTGACAGGTACAGCTAAAGAGATAAACCTAGCATTATCAGTTATACTACTAATATTACCTGTATCAAAGTTATAATCTAAATCTTCTAATATAATTGCAGAAGTAGTTTCCACGTACAAGGTATCAAAAAACATATCTATTTTTGTAACCCCTACCCCTGTCAACTGGTTATAAAGATTAAGTGCAGTGTAGGTATCAAAAACAGCACTTAAAGCTTCTTTACCAGGAGATACAAATTGAGTATTTTTACGGACCCAAATTTCGCCAGGTATGAATCTTCTTTTATATGGAGACATGTTACTTACATCCTTATATAAACCATATTGGTTACCAAAAATATCAGTTACCCAATTGTCAAGAACTTTACCAGTTTGTTTTAAGATTTGAGTATCAGACCATGCACTAACATTAACTACACCTGAAAAATTTTGAGGCTTATTAGCTTCGTCTGTCCATATTAAACCTTCACTACCGCCCCATGGTGTCTGACGGCTTGTTGGAAGAACAAGTCCGAGCTGAGTCTTTGGGTTAGTCTCATAAACAGATTGATAAGGTATAAATTTTTGATACTTTTTAGTAACTTGTTTTTTAAGATTACCTGCTATCGGGCCTGATGTTACTGGCTCTTTAAGCCATGTGTTATTATCTTCTACTATAGTATAAGGGGTAGGTTGGTCTTGTTTAGTGAAACCTCTTCCTCCAGCTCTTTTTGTACCGTCTTCAAAATAAGAGGATAGAACGCTCGATGATACAGAGAGTAGAGATGTAAAATCTTTATTTAGATATGTTGAAATGCCCAAATTGTTTGGGGTAAAGTATCCGCCCTTATCGGTAGCACTATATAGTTTATCTAGTGCTGGAAAGATTGCATAAGCAGGAAAATACCTATTTGTTAAATTATTCCATGGTCGAAGAGGGTCAACAATAAGAGCCAGATCGGCTGTTCCAAATTCAGAAGTAGCTACTACAGATGTAGCTGAAATGCTCCAAACAAAAGGATTAATACTCTTGTAGTAAACTTCAACTGGTTGATTATCAACAACATTAGTTAAGGTTATAGGAGAGATATCTGTAGTAGGTATAGATATAGATTGATTGGTTAGATTGTATAATAAGGGTTCGAGATTTGAAGTTGCAGTTGTCACTATCTGTATAGTGCTCCATATATTTTCATTAACTTCAATTTTATAATTAATAGGCTGAGTCCAGGTAAATGAGCTTATATATTTTCTGTCATACTCAACAAGATTGCCTGTACTAATAACTAAATCAGAAAACAGGGGCTGGGTTATAACGTTATAATCATCAACGACTCTGAAGCTAGCACCCCAACTTATAACATCTTTATATGTTGTATTACCTAAAGCCCAGTACGGTTTAACTCCGTTTGCATTTGAATTAGGTCTTCCTGTATTATAGTTCCATCCAAAGAGTGGAGTATTAATTACAAAACCAGGGGCTTCTTGAGTATAAGAAGTGATAGTAATTTGAGTAGTAGTTGGGTTTAGTTCAACTGCAGAAATTTGAGGTATACCTGAAAAGATATAATAACCGGAAGCTGTGTATACTTGGGTGGGGGATACCTGTGCAGCTGTAATAGCTGTTAATAACACTGTATAGTTACCTAAGGTTAAGGGTACAAAGTTAAAACTAAAAGTATTATAAAAATCATATTCAGTACCCTCTGGGTCTATTAATTTCCAAGATGCTGTTACAACATTACCATAATTTACATCCGGGTACTGAGCGTAAGTCTCTGTATACTCAGGTTGAGCTTTTGCTCCATAAGGGTAAAACACATTAGGGTATGAGACTGTAGTAGTCTGTGGTAATCCGTTAATATCTTTATCTATAGTTAGGTAATCGTAAGTAGCCCAAATACTTCCTCGGTTTGTGGCAGTAATTTCTGTAGTTGTTGTATCAACAGAAGAAACAGCGCTATACGTAGCTGTAGGTGCTTTTTTATAAAGAATAACATCTCCTGGTCTCAAGACCATACTTGAAGAGGTATTACTACTACTCCAGTTACCTTCATTATCTTTAGTTGCATTAACCCATAAAGACTTTCTATTATAAGGATAACGAGCTACAAAAAATGGAAATGTATTTGGCTGTTCTAATGTATTATCGGATGCTCGTCTGTAAATATAACTATGACCCTGTCTTAAGAAAAATCTGTTGGATACAGAGGAAGCTCCAGAATACCAACCTCCATCGCCCCAGCCTATAGAGTTATTAGTTTTATAGAACGCAAAAGCAGAACTACTAGTGTAAGTTGTTCCGTTAAAATCTGTCCATGTTGTCAAATCAACAAACTCATCATTAACCTGTTCTATTATAAAATCAGCAAGACTATTGTTATCAGTAAACTCAGTGCTTGGATGTCCGAATGGTGTAAATAAAGTAGCTCTACAGTTACATAAACTGAATTCTTTATAAGAGCTTGCTGTTCTTGCAAACGTACAATCAGGTTGATGTCTGAGAGTCTTAAAGACATTATTAGCATCAGTAAGATCTTCGCCTTCCCAGATAAAATGTACATACTCTCCAGTTCTAAATATTGCATTTAAGCCAGATTGGGACGTACCAGTATATTTACCATATGTGTAAGTCTGTCCTGATAGCCACGTACACTCTGTAGCATCGGTTTCAGCATCTGTATATTTTGCTAGTTTATAGATTACATCTGATGCTGTTATACTATTTGAGCTTGTTGCAAAAGGTATATTTAAATCCTGTATCCCTACAGGTTCACAAACAGTTGTAATATCTTTAGGTAAATAAGAAGGGAAGGACTCTGTATTACTAATTCTTTGATAGGGCCAAACAATTAAGTTATTTTCTGTACCGATAGGGATATCAGACTTAACCATTTTATATAACCAGGCCTCTTGAGTATCTCCGTATGCAGCTGAGTCTGTATAGCCTGGAGAGGTAAGACGAACTCTAATTTTATCAGCAAGATCGGA